GGGCAGATGAGCTCAAATTTCTCATATCTGTGGCAGAAATCGCCACTTGGACCGCCTGTGCGATACGAAACAGCAGAGGCACTATGGGCAGACATCGCTTCGTATTTCGAGTTCGTCGATCAGAATCCGATATGGATCAGCGAGCTCACACGTTCAAAAGAAGGCGCTGAACTCGTAAGCGTACCAAAAACAAGACCTTACACTCTGATTGGACTCTGTTCGTTCCTCGGAATCACTGATCAAACGTGGTATAATTGGCTCGAAGAACGCCCTGATTTGTTAGAGTGTCTTACGCGCGCAGATCGAATCATTCGCGATCAGAAGTTTCAAGGCGCGTCTGTCGAGGTCTTCAATCCGGGCTTCATCGCACGCGATCTCGGCATGGTAGACAGACGCGACGTGACGTCGAAAGACAAAAGCATCAAAGACGAGACAGACTTCTCTCAGCTCACAGACGACGAGCTCGATCAGATCGCGTCGCTGAGTCGCAAGATGAAGAAAGGCTCGTGATATGCTCACAGTTAAGCAGATGCGCGAAGCTGAGATCGAGTTCGCACGACGCAGTCTGCTCGGCTTCACTCAATACACGATGCAGACGTTCGAGCCGAATTGGTTTCATCGTGCGTATTACAGCTCTCTGAACGCATTCGCTCGCGGCGAGATCAAGAAGCTCGCGATCTTCGTGCCGCCTCAGCACGGCAAGTCAGAAGGCTCGACGCGTCGTCTGCCTGCGTACCTGCTCGGCAAAGATCCTAATCTCAGAGTCGCGATCGTCAGCTACTCGAGCACGAAGTCTCGCAAGTTCAACAGAGAGATTCAGCGCATCGTCAGCTCTGCTGAGTATGCTGAGGTCTTTCCTGAGACGAAGCTGAACTCGTCGAACGTCGTGTCTGTCGCAGGCGAATGGCTCAGAAACAGCGAAGAGTTCGAGATCGTCGATCACAGAGGCTCGCTGAAAGCTGTAGGCGTTGGCGGTCCGCTGACGGGCGATCCTGTCGACGTGCTGATCATGGACGATCTCTACAAAGACGCGATGTCAGCGTGGTCTGACACGATTCGAGAGAACGTGCGAGACTGGTATGACACAGTCGCGACGACTCGTCTTCACAATGACTCTCGACAGCTCATGGTCTTCACGCGTTGGCATCACGACGATCTTGGCGGCACAGAAGCGACTGTCGAGAACGGCTGGACTGTGCTCAAATATCCTGCTCTCAAGATGTCGAGCGCTGACTCGTACGATCCTCGCGACGTAGGCGACGCGCTATGGCCCGAGAAGCACGCACGCGTCGAGCTTGAACGCAGACAGGCGAAGAATCCTCTCGTCTTCTCAGCGCTGTATCAGCAAGAGCCGACGCCGTCGACAGGTACGATCTTCAACGAGTCGTGGTTCACTATCATCGACGACGCTGAATGGCCGCTCGAGATCGAGTCCTACGGCACTGATTGGGATCTTGCCTACACGAAAGAAGAGCAGAACTCAGCGTCTGCGTACGTTCGAGCAGGCAGAATCGCGAACGACATCTTCGTCGAAGACTGCGACTTCAAGTGGCTCGAGTTTCCTGCGCTGATCAAGTGGATGAAGTCGACGCGCGGGCCGCACTACATCGAAGGCAAGGCGTCAGGCAAGTCAGCACGACAGACGCTCTCAGACGACGGCGTCACTGCGATCGAAGTCGCGAAAGACACAGACAAGATCACGTCAGCTCGACTGATCGCGCCTGTCTGCGAAGCAGGAAACGTCTACATCAGAGCGTCGATCGCTCAGAAGCTCTTTCACGACGAGCGACAGGGTCTGATTCGCTTTCCGGGCGGCGTGAATAACGATCTCGTCGATGCGTTCGTGCAGTCGATCAATCGTCTCAAGAGCGACAAGTCGTGGGATAATCTCGATTCACTGCCTACGCATCAAGACACTCAATGGGAGCGAATGCTATGACAGGCAGTGAAGCGATCAAGCTGATCGAGACTGACTTGATCAAGCTCTACAAGTTCGACACAGCGATGACTGTCTACGCGAAGCGTCTCAGAAAGCAGATGAACGATCGCACGAAGCAGATTGTCGCTCAGCTCACTGATCAAGGCAGGCTTATCAGACCGGGCCCTCAGATGGTGCAGATGATGTCTCAGCTCGAGCGTGCACTGATCGACATCGTTGGCGGCGACGAAGCTCGCATTTATCTGCGCGACATCTCGAAGATCCTCACGAAGAGAGCGCTCGAGATGGATCGTCTCGTGAAGAAGCTCGGCTTACCTGACGAAGCGCTGATCGGTCCTGACATCACGCGAAACTCGCGCTACCTGAACGCGCTCGAGCGCGTCTCTGACTCGATGTCGAGATCGAACGCTGTCTCGACGCAGAAGATCGCTCAGACGATTCAGCGATACAAGACGCTCGCGAACACGAGCGACGCGGTGCCGTATCGCAAGTTCCTCTCTGAGCTTCAAGTCGCGACGGGCATTCCTGCACGCTACACAGGCACAGTCGCGAACACGTCGCTCATGAGCATGGATCGCGAGATGCGACAGGATCAAGCTACTCGAGCAGGCATCGAGAAGGCGAAGTATGTCGGCCCTCGCGACATGATCACTCGAGAGTTCTGCGCGACTCATCTCGATCAGGTACAGTCATGGGCGTACTGGCAGAGCACGACGAATCAAGTCGGGCCGAATACGCCTTCGCAGTACTGCGGCGGGTGGAATTGCAGGCACGCGCTCGTTCCTTGGCTCGACGAATGGTCGACGTCGACAGGCAAAGTCTCGAAAGTCGAGCAGAAGCCTGACGCGCCGGCGCCCGCTCAAGCTGTCGAGCAGAAGATTGGCGAAGCTCTCACTCGCGAGAAAGCGATCGAGCAGACGAGATCGCTGTACGAGTCGCAAGGTCTGAACGTCAGCAAAGTGAACATCGACGCGAGCTTGACGCTCGATCAGATCAATCAGCGAAACAAGCAGATCAGCAGTCTTCTCTCTGAGTACAAGACTGGCGAGCGTCTGCTTTCTGAACCTATTCAAATTTCGATGCAGGGCACTGACAAATCTCTTGGCTTCGTGAATCCGTACAGAGGCAGAATGGAGATCAATTTCGGACACAGTCATGATCATCGTCGCGCGACAAGACGCGAGGATATTACAGGTCTTTGGCAGATGCCGAAAGCGATCGTCGACGCAGACAAGCTCGAAATCTCGACACTGACTCACGAGTTCGCTCATTCGATGGGCATCAGCTACAAGTATGTCAGAGCGTACAATCGCACAGAGCTCGACTTCTTCGACGAGATGACTGCTCTCAAGTCGAAGTACAACAGAGAACTGAACAAGCTCAAAAAAGCAGGCGATACGAGAGGCATGATCGACATCTATCTCGGCGACTACTCGAAGAAGAACGTCGACGAGTTCTTTGCTGAGGCATTCACAGAAGCGAAGCTCAAGACGAATCCGTCGAAGTACGCGAAGCTCGTGCTCGAGCTCGTGAACAAGTATTTCAAGAAGTAACACAGGAACACACCCATGGAAGCTATCGATCTACCTTGCTCGACGTGCAGGCACTTCTATCGACTCAAGTCAGGCTGTAAAGCGTTCCCGCGCGGCATTCCTGACGCGATATGGCACGGCGAGAACGATCACAGAGAGCGTCTGCCTCGTCAGAAGACGTCGATCGTGTACGAGAAGGGCGAGTCTGACGAGTTCAGGGAGCTCGAGTCTGAAAAATAAATTCGCTGATCTGAGCGATCTGAGCGCGATTCTGAAACTATTTTCGATCTGATCTCACTTTGTGCTTGACATTGTGCGACGAAATGTGCGACATTTAGAGAGAGCAAGACAGAAAGTCGCTCGCAAATAACAAAAACGCATAGTCACACAGTCATGATCACTCTCGAAAACATCCTCACCTACGCAGAAATCAAAGGCTACGAATCCCAACGCCACCTCGTCGAAGCAGGCACAGGCTTCTCTAAAGAGCTCGTCGGTTTCAAAGTCACTGGCCAACACGTTTGGCATTGGTTCAAGCAGAGCACCTACGCCGCGACTGAGACTCGCGAAGCCGCTGTCTATCTTCACTTCGATCACAGCTACTCGATGAACACAGGTCGCTCGAAACGCGGCACGATGTACGGCATTCGCATGAAGATGAAGATCGAAGACGCTCTCGCAAAAGTCGCCGCTTAATCACTCACTCAGCGCTCGAGACTCACTCGAGCGCTGACTTCAAACTCTCAATCACTCACAGTCATGAACAAGAAAGAACTTCTGAAATACCTCAAAACCTCGCGTCGCGTACTCGCGCACGTTCAGTTCAGCTCTGATCGCGACGGCGTTCACTTACAGCTCGTCAAAAGCGACTTCATCAAGTTTGTCAAAGGTAGCGACGACGACGTTCGCTTCGACGTAGGCATCACTGACAAAAGCATTTGGATCAATTAGTCATGAAAGCTCAAGTCACAATCTCGTCGAGCACGCTCAAGATCGAGCGAATCGACATCTACTCGCAAGGCTCGCGCATCGACACAGCGAAAGGCTTCGTAATCGAAGAGCTTCTCGAGATTCACGAGAACAATCTGCTCGAGCTGATCGAGCGAATGACGAGCGAGCATCAGCTCGGCTCTGTCGACATGAACAGAGACGTTCGCGTCTTGTTCTCAAACTAACTCACTCACTTCACAGGAACACGATCATGGGATACTATCGAATCACGACGAAACGCATCGACGACAAGAAAGCTCAGAACGAGCATCACAAGAGCAATCCGTTCAGAGACGCGCAGTTCAAGACTCAGCGCTTCGCTGACGAGGCTCTGCTTAAGCTCGACGCTGATCAGCGTCGGCATCTCGAAGTTCAGCACGTCTTCGGCTCATCAAACATCACACTCTGAGGCTCATCATGAACGCACAGGAACAGAAAGAAGCGACGCTCAAGATAGAGCTCGAGTTTTTCAAACAGTATCAGTCTGAAATCGAGCAGAAACAGAAGGCTCTCCATTTGTTCGCGTCGCAGATCGTCGAGTCTCACTGCCCGTACAAGAGCGGCGCGCGCGTGCTGTACGCTGAATTTTGGCAGAAGAACAAGCAGAACACAGGCGTCGTGATTGAGAAGTCTCGACTCAGTCTTGACGGCAGTGGCATCGACGGACTGTGGCGCGTCGTCGTTCAGCCTACGAGAAAAGACGGGCGGTGGCATCTTGGCAGGCATCCTGTGCATCTCGGTCATCACAAAGACGATCAGCTCACTCTGATCGACGCCTCATCTGACAGCTCGACGTCTGCTCTCTGATTTCGTATATTGACACTGACTGACTGGACCGTTTTTTGCGTTCGACGTGCTGTGACAGGCGCGTCGTTCTTCACGACTGACTCAAACATGACTACGCGACGAGCCGGCGTGACAGCTTGCTCTGACATCGACGAAGTACCTCTGGGAGAACATACGAGACGGCGCCGAGTGACATCGACGCCTGACATCGCCTCACATACCTGATCACTCATCAAACCCGCTGAACATCATGACTCAAAGAACGTCACACTACCTCGGCAACAGCCGAGCGCTTACCGTATTACGCTCAGGCATCAAGATCATCGTCGACACTGACGACGTCTCGATCACGCCTCACATCCTCGCAGACGGCGCATGGGCGACGCAAGTCGACGCTGTGCTCGCACGTCACGTCAATCGAGGCGACAAGTGCCTCGGTGTAGGGGTGTCTGGGCGTTCTGAACAGCTTGGCGGGTTCGCCGATCTCGACCACCTCGCCCAGATACAT